GCAACCGCTGGTTTGATGGGCGTCAACAGGATCGGCAACGTAGCGGCTATCAAAGCATTGGTTTCCGGGGACGTAGTGGACGTTTGGGAAGACCGGCGGAATGTTTCGACAGTCCTTGACGGGATCGTGAGGCCGTATGCTTAATTTATCCGCCACCGACTATGACGAGCCCACCACCTGGCTGCTTTCCGTCGCTCGCCGTCACGCACAGCGCCGGTGGCTGGTCGCAACGGGGCGGGGCTGGGGGCTGAATTGAGCGAAATTATCACCTGGACACCCACCACCGCGAAACTGTCAGACCTGCAACCGTGGGAGCGCAACCCCAAGACGATCAGCGAGTCCCACGCCACGCGGCTGCTGAAAAACTGGAAGAGCCTGGGCCAGTGGCAAACGCTGGCAATCGGGCCGAACGGGGAAGTCTACGACGGCCACCAGCGCCTATCCGTTTTACTTGCGGCTTATGGGCCGGAGTACGAAGTACAGGTACTGCAATCATCGCGCCCGTTGACCGATACCGAGCGCGGGCAGATTGTGTTCGAGGGCACAGTCGGGGCGGTAGGGCAGGTTGATTGGGAAGTGGCCGCGTCGTTCCCGTCTGAATTGCTGACGGGCTGGGGATTGGATGAAGAGACGCAAAAGGGATGGAGTCGGGATATTGCGGCGCTTGACAACTTCCTGAAATCGGAGCAGGCCGAGCTGGTGGACGCGGAGCCGCAAATTGACCGGGCGGCTGAGTTGCTTGAAAAGTGGCAGGTGAAACGCGGGGATTTATTCGCCATTGGGGAGCATCGGTTATTGTGCGGTGACTCTACGGTACGGGCGGATGTGGCGCGGGTGATTGGCGAGGAAAAGGCACATATGCTTTTTGCGGATGCGCCATACAACACCGGCGAAACATGGAGCGGATTGCAGGAATATAGGGGGAACGAACAGGTAAAAAATGACAATATAGACAACTGGCAAGAATGGGCGTCTGGTTGTTTTACGCTGTGGCTTGACTGTGCTTTAGGCAACGATCTTGCGGGCTATTGGTGGTTTGGGCAAAGGGAAAGTCCACGCGCCTTTCTTGAAAAGGCGGGCATGTACATCCGGGGTCACATTGTTTGGGTTAAGGAAAACTTCAACGTAGGCAGGGCAGATTATCATTCTCAGTATGAGGAGTGCCAGTATTTTTCTAAAGGCGAAAGGCGTTATAAAGGCGCACGAAATCAGTCTGACGTAAGGACTGCAAACAGGGTCGAAGAAGAAAGATTACACCCAACGCAAAAACCATTATCTCTTTGCGCTGGACTGATAGAGCAACACGATAGCGTTATTATTTTTGATCCTTTTGGTGGTTCTGGTACTACGATGCTTGCGTGCAATGGTCTTGATAAGCAATGCAGAATGATAGAATTAGAGCCAAAATATTGTAGCGTCATACTCCAACGCATGACCGACGCCTTCCCCGCTCTCGAAATCAAGCGGCTGGACTGAGCCGCAAATCGTAACGATAGACTATAACAAAATGGCAGACTTAACCAGAGTAGACAAAATCAAAGCCGCAGAACGCCGTGCCTTTGTGCTTGACCAGCGCAAGGGCGGATTGACATATCGGCAGATCAATGCGCAGGTACACAAAAAATTTCCCGACGATCAATTGCCAAAAGGATACGACGAGCGCGGCTGCTGGATGGATGTTACCGCCGAACTGAAACGCATCCACACCGAAAATAACGAAGCCGCGCAGGAGGTCCGCACCCTGGAACTCGACCGGCTGGACACCATGCAGGCGGCGCTGTGGGGTAAGGTCATCGCAGGCAACGAAGGCGCGGTTGACCGGGTACTTCGCATCATGCAGCGCCGCGCTGACCTGCTGGGCATTGATGCGGCAAAGGCCGTCACCGTCGCCGGGCCGGGCGGGGAGGCGCTGGCTCCGCAGGTAATCCAGATTTATATCCCATCAAACAGTCGTGGCGATGACAAACCCGCAGCCTAACGTAATCGAGATACGCCCGCAGCCGAGACAGGAGCAGTTTTTATCCTGCCCTGCGGACGTGGTTGTTTTTGGTGGGTCAGCTTTCGGCGGAAAAACATTTGCACTTGAATTGGAGCCGACGCGGCACATCAATAACGGCGAATTTGGTGCGGTCATCTTCCGGCGTACAATCCCGGAAATCACCAGAGAGGGCGGTTTGTGGGATGAGGCAGGGAAGCTCTACCCGCTGTTGGGTGGCGTTCCTAATTCGCAAGAGCATAGCTACAAATTCACGTCCGGCTCTAAAATAACCTTTGCCCATATGCAGTATGAGCAAGATAAATACAGTTGGAAGTCTGCTCAAATACCGCTTATTGAGTTCGATCAATTGGAAATGTTCACGTCTGGGCAATTCTTTTATATGTTCAGCCGCAACCGTTCGAGTTGCGGTGTCAGGCCATATATTCGCGCAACCGCTAACCCTGAACCCGGGTGGCTGGCTGATTTTCTGGAATGGTGGATTGACGAAGATGGGTACGCAATACCTGAGCGCAGTGGAGTTATTCGATGGATGGTGCGTGAGAACGATACGGTTTATTGGTCAGATGACCCCGGCGAATTGCAAGAAGCTCACCCCACTAGCACCCCAAAAAGCGTTACCTTTATCCTTTCCACGATTTACGACAATAAAATCGGCATGGAGAAAGACCCCGGCTATATTGCCAATGTACAGGCGCTAGATAATATTGAGCGCCTGCGATTGTTTGGGGAAGGCGATGGCAAACGCGGCGGCAACTGGAAAGTAAAGCCAGCGGCGGGGAAAGTTTTCAATAAAGCATGGTTCGAAATCGTTCCGGTTGTTCCTGCTGGTGGTCGGGAGTTGCGTTTTTGGGATTTGGCAGCCACGGAAAAGAAAACCGCAGATTATACAGCGTCCTGCAAGGGAAAGATCGTCAACGGGGTTGTGTATATCCTTGATGCTACGGCAGACCAGATAGACCCGGCGCGCACCGATACACACATGCAAAATACAGCAAAGCAGGACGGCGTATCTACCGCCGTGCGATTCGAGCAGGAAGGCGGGGCAAGTGGCAAGCGGGACGCGCATCACGTCGTAACGAGCTTTGCCGGGTATGATATTCGCGCAATACCCCCGCAAGGTGATAAAATAACAAGGGCAAAGCCACTTGCGGCGCAAGCCCTTCAAGGCAACGTAAAACTTTTAGCCGGATCATGGAATGAGCGCTGGTTAAATCATATGCACGCGCAAGACGGCAACCCAAAAACACATGATGACGAAATGGACGCGGCCAGCGGAATGTATACGTCGTTATTGGCTGGCGTAGCACCAAAGAAAGCCAGTTCCCGGAGATACTGAAAATGTTAGACATCGAATTAGCCTTCAAGACGATCAAAGACAAACGCGCCTACTTGGACAATCTCGACCGGTACGCTAACGGCCCCCAGCCGCTCAAGTATTCCACCGAACGACTCCGAGAAGCCTTCGACGATATTACCGCTCACGTAGAGATAAACTGGTTGAGCGTTGTAATAGATGCGACGCTTGACCGGCTAGGTGTAACCGGCTTCGATGTGCAGGATAACGAAACGGCGAACAAAAAAATAGACAAGCTCTTTGCCCGCTTGCATCTGGACATCGAAGCAGATGCGGCGCATAATGCCGCCCTGTCAATGACCGAAGGGTATATCATTGCCTGGAAAGACGGCGAGGGCGTTATTGATCTGTATTACAACGACCCGCGCATGTGCCACGTCTTCTATGATCCCAATAAACCCAAAGTAAAATCATTCGCTGCGAAATGGTTTCGGCGAGATGACGGTCATCACCAGATTACGCTTTATTACACAAACCGCTTGGAGCAATACGTAAGTCGGGGCGACAAAGAGACGGTAGGCCGTGCAAGCGATTTTGTAATGGACCGCGACGCGCAGCCTAACCCCTACGGTGTCATTCCTGTTTTTGACCTGCGCTGTCCAGGTGAGACGGTCAAGGTACTGAGTTTGCAGGATGCAATCAACAAGACCTTTGCCGACATGATGGTTAATGGCGAATTCAACACAGCCCCGCAGCGTTGGTTGATAAGCCAGGCAGAGCCGGGTGATTTGCAGTCTGGGGCTGGTAAACTCTGGTGGATTCCGGCTGGTGAACCTGGTTCCCAGGCGACTTTGGGGCAATTCGAAGCCGCGCCGGTCAGCCCGTATCTCGAAAAGATGGATAACCTGGCGAACGCCATTGCTGTTATTACTCGCACGCCAAAGCATTACTTTATGTCCACTGGCGCGAATATCAGCGGTGAGGCTTTGCTTGCGATGGAAGCGCCTTTAGTCAAAAAAGCAAAGTCCAGACAGCGCACCTTTTCAGCTACCTGGCAGGATGTTGCAAAGTTTCTATTGCAACTGGACGGCGAAACAGTACAAGCCGAAGATATTAGCGTGATGTGGGAACGCGCCGAAGCCTTGCAACCGTTGACCGAAGCGCAAACGCGGCAACTTGCGGTAAATACGGGTATCCCGTTAGTGACAGTTTTGAAGCGTGAAGGCTGGACAGAGGCCGAGATCAAGCAGATGCTAGAGGACGCGCTCAAACAAAAGAAGCGTGACCGCGCAACCGGGCAGGCGGTGCTTGACGCGCTCCGAAATGAAGACGCGCAGAGCAATGACGATGTAGTATAATGAGTTACGAGATGCAGCGTGGCGGAACTGGCATACGCAATAGGCGACCTATATGGTTACGGATAACCGCAAGAGACCTTAAGAGCGAAATTTAGCCAAGTGAAACTGCATGGGCTTGTGGGTTCAAATCCCACCGCTGCATCTCATAATTTATTATCTCCTCACGGCTGGCCCGCTAATGGCCGCCCAACCTGAAAGGAAAATATGAAAGCAAATAGCTACATCCTCTTTGGATTTTCGATTAATATCGTAGTTATTATTGCGCTTGCGGCGGTTTTGGCGTTTACTCCAAACGCCAGGGCAGGCGCGGAAGGCGTAACGGGGGCCACTGTATCAAAAAGCAACTTTCCCCACTGGTCAGTAATCCCACTATCTCACATTCCAAATCACGCACCCGGCAGCGGCTTCGAGAATGCCGAGCGCAAGTCATTTGCAAACGACGACGCGGCCTATTCCGGTGACCCCCACTATGCCTATTTTGAGCAAATGATCTGTGTCGATTACGTTGATCTTCGGTATGCTCCGCAGTACGATCAACCGCCTGTAGCTTGGAGCAAGCGCGGTGATGTCGTGCGCGTGCACGAGCGACAAGGAATGTGGGCTTTTGTGGACGGGCTGTATTGGCTTGAGTTAAAAAATCTGTGTGACTTTTAGGAGCAATGCGCATATAAAACTCTCCGAACTTCCAAGTGCCGATATAGCCGATAGTAACGTTTCCCTTCTTGCTACGGGCAGCGGCGTTTCTAAAAAGGTTGAAATGACCACTTTGGCCGAGATGCTTTGGAGTCAGATGTATATCCATGCCAAAGCCGTCATTGTACAGTGTCCTTATTGCAATTCTCATAATGCGGTAACTAACCCGACTTGTGTCCAGTGCGGCGTTGGGCTGGGAGGGACGTTATGATATACGTTGCGCTTTCTGTTTTAGCCACACTACATATTTTTTATAATCTCTCTTTCCTTGTTTCTCTGCTGAGGCGAAAATGAACATAACCGAACTTTGGCGAAAAGAATATCAACTATCTGACGGGCGCTGTGCTTTGTGCGAAAATCGCGGTATCCTGAAATGCCACAACGGAACCGGGCGTTACTGCCTGTGTCCGAATGGGCGCGATATGCGCAAGGCCAACGGGCCGATGTCTACAGAACGAAAGGAAGAGACGAAGGCGAATGGCAAGAAAGACGGGCAAAAATGAAAGTCTTATCCGAGACAAAAGACGATGGCCGCGTCGTTGAACTTACTCATGATGAGTGGAGCGAGTTTCTCAAGTTGGCCTGTGCAGTTGAAGGAAAAACACAAGTCGAAACATCGTGGGATTTTCGCGTCGAAGACAGGCAACGCTTTGCCACTGACGCCCCGGTTGACTACAGCACTGTTTTTGGAAATATAACGGCGTTTTATCTTGCTAAATTCCGCCTAAACGAAATGCAGCGGGCGGTGGATATGTTCAGAGAGTCGGTTGAAGGCGCGCAACGATAATGCTCCCGCTCCCTGACCCATCCAACCCAGAACCGCTGGTAATCCAAGTCTTGCGCGAGTACCGCGCGCGCATGGACGGCATGGAAACGATGCTCATGGAAGATATGGGCCGCCGCTGGCTGGAAATTGAGCGGATGCTCGATGCCGATATAGCCGCGCTTGCCTACGAGTTCGAGCGACGCGCCAAAGCAGGCGAGACCATCACGCAACAAATGGTTTGGAAATCTGAGTGGTACAAGCTGCTCAAGGCGCGTATGCGGGACGAAATCGCCAAGTTCAACATTGACGCGGCCAATCAGGCGGCGGCAGCACAGACGCAATATGCCACGCTAGGAATCGAAGCCGCACAGAATGCGATACTTGCCAGCTACAACGGCGCGGGCGCTTTGTCGGCAGCTTGGACGCGAATCAACATCGAAGCCGTGCAAGCAATGATCGGCCTGGCCGGGGATGGCTCCCCGCTTCTGGCGTTGCTCAAAAAGGATTACGGCGATGCGGCTGACGGGCTACTCGATGCTTTAATACAAGGGCTGGCGCGTGGGCTGGGGCCTGCGCAGATTGCAGAGAACATGCGGGACGGTTTCGGTATGGGCCTGGATCGGGCGCTGCTTATTGCGCGCACGGAAGCGGCCCGCGCATACCGAACGGGTAGCGCAGAGCAGTACCGCAAATCTGGCGTAGTTACTCAGTTTATGCGACTGGCGAAAAAGGCTACCGCGTGCGCGGCGTGTCTTTTTAGGGACGGCGAAATTGTGGAAATCGGGGAAGAGTTAAGTGACCACCCGCGCGGAAAAGCAGAGCTACCCGACAATTTGATTATTACCGATGCCCCCACCGCCCTCGAAACCTTTTACCACGATGGAGATATTTTCGTCATCAATACAGCCTCGGGAAAGTTCCTGCCCGTCACCGCGAATCACCCTGTACTGACGCGGCGCGGTTGGGTTGCCGCTGCATTCATTCAGAAAGGCGATGATGTAATCAGCTACGGCGGGGACAATTGGACTTCTGGTATTATGGCTCCAAACAAAAACCATATGCCAACCCGCGCTCAAGATTTGGCGAGTACGTTCAATATGTTTAGGCTTGGACGCGTGCCAGAAACCGCCAAATATCTCTATGGCGACGGGGAAGGCAGCCAGATCGACGTTGTATATCTCAATCGCTTTTTGTGGAATAGTTTCGACGCCACGCGCCAAAAGAAAGTCCGCCAGCACTTTTTCGGACGGCCCGCAATTGGACTGCGCTCTTTCGACGCCAAGAGCTTTTTTGAGAAGAAATTCACGGCTCTTTTTGACGCCTTTCTGGGAATCGATGGCGCTTTGAATAGCGGCCTTTCGTTCTGCGCCGCTCATTCTCGCGTAACGCAAGGCGCTAGCCTCGGACATGCCGCGCCTAGAAATTCCACGCTCTCGCAATACGCGAGTAATTACATTCCGCGAGACTTCACGTTGCTTGGCGAGATACTGTTCAGAGTATCCCATCCTGTACATTCCGCAAATAGACACGATGTCGATGGCCGAAAAGATGACTTTATTCTTGGAGCTAGCGGCCAGTTTCTTGGACTTAATCGCCGCTCTTTCGGCTTTGTTCCTGAGCAACCCCTTAGCCTTGAGCAGATCAACCAGGGCCTTGCCGCCAGTGTGCCACTTTCTGGCGGCGGTCTCTGCGCTGTCCCCGGAAATATAATCTTTGATATTTTCTTTGAGACAAGCAAGGAATTAAGAAAGATGCTTGGAAAAGCAGGCCCGTTTTTCAAAAAAGAACACAAGAAACATAAGTTCCTAAAAAGATATGAAAGGCGAAAATGAACATAACCGAACTCTGGCGAAAAGAATATCAACTATCCGACGGGCGCTGTGCGCTGTGTGAAAATCGCGGTATCCTGAAATGCCACAACGGAACCGGGCGCTATTGCCTGTGTCCGAATGGGCGCGATATGCGCAAGGAAAACGGGCCGATGTCTACAGAGCGCAAGGAAGCGGTTGTGTATTCGCCGCCAGCGATTGATGACGAACCGCTGAAAATAACTCTACAAGCCGAGCGCAAAGCGAAGAGCAAGAAAGGCGGGCTGAAATGATTGAATCGCCAATTGCCGACTCTAAATACTGCGCAGTTTACCGCGTGCCTATTGATCGAACAGATGACCCGCATCTTTGGGAACATGTCAAGCGTAGCTTAATACAGATTTATACGGGCGACATATTTCTGAAAATCCTTGACGAAGGGCTGTACCATGTGATGAAGTTCGATTTTTACAAAGCCGAAGTTAACGACCAAACATTTCGGGAAGTCGAATACCGCTTGATATGCAAGCACTCGCTTGCGCGCGTTCAAAATATAGTTATCCCAAAATTTCCCGATGTAGAATTGGCGGTGCGATCAATGGAAAAACAGGGTTTCAAAAAAGCCTGTCGGTATTGTGGCAACGTCCTGATTTTGAGTGGGCGCGGTGCGTGTAATGCGTGCGAATATTGCCGCGCATTTCCGCGTAAAGCGCTGCCCAGTCAATCCCTTCAATTATCTTTCTGATGGCGGCACATAACCCCTGCCATATCTTCTTAACGGCGTCGAAAAACGCCCGGATTGTGTCAGCGGCATTCTCTATGGTTTTGCGGAGTTCCCGGATTTCGTCTTCTGTCATTCATGACTTTCCTTTCGGCCCACTCAAGGGCCAGCACACACCGGGCCGCGCATCCACTACGCGCCAGGCGGGGAGCCAGGTAACCCGGTCACATTCCACGTACTCGCGCTTGCAATTTGTGGC